CGGCTGATTTTTCCCATCCTTCCAGTACAAGGCAAGTAACTCTCCGAGTTCATCAGGGCGCTGAATTACACGCTCTATTAAATCCCCAACCTTACGCCCTGAATGATTGCGAAGTAGTTCACGCACTAAAAATAGTGGAGCATGGCGCAACTTCATTTTTTCTTTTGCATCAATTGCAATCTGAGCGGCATCTTCAAACGATACCTTCTTTAATAATTCAGTCATGCGGTCTGCACTGGATACGCCAGACTCATAGAATGAATCCTCAAATAACATGCAACACATTACAGTGCGGCGCAATTCCTGCGCGGGTGTTAATATCGCTGTAGATAATCCGCCTTCGTGCGTGTTCACTGCGTGAGCATTTTTTATATTGGTTTTCATCGTACATCCTTTAGTAAGAAAGCGGCCTGAACTTTTATGCTCAGGCCGCAGAATTGGTGGGAGAACAAACAGCTACGAGGATTTATCGCCAAAGGATGAACTCGCAACTAACACTACCCACAAACTTTGCTGGAACAAGCTGTAACAGAATTATTCATATCAGGAAGTATCTGTTACATTCACCAAGCACAAATGCAAATATACATGATGTTTTTACGAATGTAAAGGCTTTTATTGAAATTATTACTGCATGTTTGCATATTTTTCTTAATATAAACTATGTAAGTAAGTACTCACTTGACTTGCAATAAAGTTGTGGTATAGAATTAGGATGTTATCAGGTGATAACTTTCTGGGATAGAAAAAATGGCATTAGAACTTATGTTGGATACGCTGGATGGCGTAGCAGAATCAGTAAAAAGCTTGTATGTGGCACACGAAGGAAAGTTTAAGTTAGACGTAAACGGCATTGAAGATACCAAAGGATTGAAGTCTGCTCTGGAAAAGGAGCGACTGGCGGCAAAAGAAAATTTGGCAAAAAGATTACAGATTGAAAAGATGTATGAGGGTATTGACCCTGAAAAAACTAGGCAGTTTATGTCAAAGTTTGAAAATGACGAAGAAGCACAACTCATTGCAGACGGCAAAATAAATGATGTCATTGCCAAGCGCACAGAAAAACAGCGTGCGGAATGGGAACGACAAAACAGGGAAGCACTTGCCAAAGCAGATGCCGCTGAAATTAGGGCAAAAGCGTTTCAAGGGCGTGTGCTGGATGATGCAATTAGAGCCGCTGCAAGTGCGATAGGGATTCACAAACATGCAATTGACGATGCGCTATTCCGAGGTCGTTCTATATTTACTCTTGATGATAATGGGAAAGCAGTGCAACTCGATAGCGATGGTCAGCCCATATTGGGCAAGGATGGAAAGACGAATTTCAGCCCGTCAGAATGGCTGGAAAGTATGAAAGAAAGCGCACCACACTGGTTTCCTGTTGGTTCCTCAGGCAGTTCAGCGTCTGGCAAGGGAACACAAGCAACTGGCAAGCAAATGAAGCGCACAGCATTTAATGCGTTAAGCGCAGTGGAAAAAGCAGCAACAGCTAAGGCAGGCATTGCTATAGTTGATTAAATTGTAACAAGCAACGAGATGTTGCTATTAGTAAAGTGACCGGGATGGTCTGTACAAAACCATTTTATTTATTTTATAAGGAGCAGCATCATGGCGAATACGCTAACAAACTTAATACCAATCATGTACGAAGCTGCGGATATTGTATCCCGTGAGCGTACAGGCTTCATTCCTGCGGTCAATCGTGATTCAAGTGCAGACCGCGTTGCATTAAATCAACCCGTTAATATTCCTGTTGTCGGTGCTATTGCTGCGGCAGATATTACGCCGGGCACTAACGCACCAAACGATGGTGATATGGCTCCGGCAAACGTGGCACTAACCATTACCAAGTCACGTTATGCACCTATACGCTGGAATGGTGAAGAAACAATGTCAACCGCTGGAACAGGCATTTGGGCGCAGCTTAACCGCGACCGTTTTGCACAAGCGATGCGTACATTGTCCAATGAGGTTGAATCTGACCTTGCACTTTTGTATGCGAAGGCATCTCGCTCATACGGCACTGCTGGTACTGCACCATTTGGTACTGCTGGTGATTTGTCGGATATGGCTCAAGCATTGAAGATTTTGGAAGATAACGGCGCACCGGGAGATTTTCATGCTGTATTTGGTTCAGCGGCTATCGCTAATATCCGTGGTAAGCAGTCCGTGCTATTCAAGGTAAATGAGTCTGGCACTGACGATATGTTGCGCCGTGGCATTATCGGTGACATTGAAGGAGCGTCAGTACATAATTCTGCCCAAGTTAAAACACCAACCAAAGGCACGGGTGCTTCTTACACGACCAATACTGCTGGATATGCAGTTGGAGCCACGAGCATTACATTGATTACTGGTACAGGTACTATTCTGGCTGGTGACACAGTGACTTTTGCTGGTGATACCAATAAATATATCGTCAAAACAGCATTGACTGGTGGCGTAGTTGTGCTCCAAGAGCCAGGATTGCTTGTGGCAATTGCCGCTTCTGCTACAGCACTGACCGTTGGCAATACTGCCGCGCAGAATATGGTTTTCTCGCGTTCAGCAATTACTCTTGCAACTCGCGCCCCGGCTATGCCAGAAGGAGGTGATCGTGCGTTTGACGTAGTAGATATTGCTGACCCAATATCAGGACTGTCGTTTCAAGTAGCAGGTTATCAAGAATACCGTCAGGTTCGTTTCGAGGTAGGCTTGGCTTGGGGCGTGCAGATGATTGCACCACGCCATGCTGTGGTTTTGCTTGGGTAGTAGTTAGTATTACACTTTGACTTGGGTAGTGTTTTGGGCTATCCTGTTATTTTTAACAGGAGTCAATAATGCTACACAAGTTCGGGTTAGTTGAAACAACAACAAAAAGAGTAAAAGTTGGTGATACATTTGGCAGATTAGAAGTTATTGCTATTGGAGTTACAAAAGGGACGCCAAGATACAAAGCAATATGTAAATGTTCTTGTGATAGTGAAATAAAAGCAATTAGATTTGATGCATTATTAAATGGATTTACTCAATCATGTGGATGTTTGCAAAAAGAAAGAACAACAACTCACGGATTAACAAATTCTGTTCATTATAGTCGTTGGCATAATATGATTGATAGATGTGAAAATACAGAAAATCATTCATATTCACGTTATGGTGGTAGAGGAATAAAAGTATGTGAAAAATGGCATGATTTAAAGAATTTTGTAGCTGACTTACCTGATGGATATGAAGATGGCTTGGAAATGGATAGAGTCAACAATGAAGGCGATTACGAACCAAATAACATAAGATGGGTAAGTAAGAGTAAAAACTGTGATAATAGATGTACTGGCAATATCATAGAGTTTAATGGTAAAAAACAATCATTAACTAGATGGGCTGAGGAAATGGGGATTAGATGGGAGTCATTATATGCGAGGATTTATATCTCGAAATGGGCAATAGAAAAGGCGCTTACTGCAAAAAAAATGTCGTTAAGTGAAGCTGGGTCAAGAGGATGTGCAGTAAGGTGGAACGGACATATTGCAAAAAAGAAGCCGTTACCACGAGTATTTAAAACTATAAATTTTGAAGGGAAACAAGTCACAATGTCAGAATTATCAAAGATTACTGGAATTACGGTTAAACTTTTAAGAAAAAGAATTTTTGAACGTAAATGGTCTATTGAAAAAGCAACTTCCGTTGTTTAACCGCCTTCTTGCGAGGGCGGTTTTACAAACTCTATGAGGATTCAAATGGAAAAGAAAGTAAATTTATTCAAAATTGCCACGCCAATTGTGGAAGGTAATGACCAAGGTTATTACTTGTCTGAAACCATACCAGAAGGTGCGCTACTTTATGGGTCGAGAAATTCCCCGGATGAATTTGGACAAAAGAGCAAAGAGGAATTAGAGCAAATCCTAAACAAGAATAACATAAAATTTTATTCTAGGATGGGGCAAAAAAAACTAGCTAATTTAGTAAGATTACATAATTTAGGGTAAAACCATGAGCGCACAAACTGCAAAGATGTTGGTTGACACGGCTGGAATGATTATTCCACAGATGTACGATTCGGTGGCTGATTTATACCGTGTTGTTGAAGTAAATAAAAATATTACAGTTTTAGCTTCTGCTGCACGCACCACAACCACCAATAGCGCAGACCAGAAAAATACTGATTATCGCGGCGTTCATGTCGTGGTTGATATTACGGCAGTTCCAGGCGTTGAAACTGTAACGCCAAAGATTCAAGGCAAGGATGCATTGTCTGGCAAGTATTACGATATTCTGGTAGGTGCAGCACAGGTTGCGACTGGAACCGTTATATTAAAAGTAGCACCCGGATTACTTGCCGCAGCCAATACCGTTGCCAATGACGCATTACCTATTGACTGGCGCATTGTAATGACACATTCGGCAGCGGGTAGCTTCACTTATTCTGTTGGCGCAAACTTGGTGAGATAACGTGGCTTTGATCGTAGAAAATGGGAGCGGGGTGGCAGATGCGGAATCGTATGCAAGCGTGGCGTATTGCACTACATACCATGCTGCTAGAGGCAATGCTGCATGGGCTTCCTTAGCTTCTGATGCTATTCGTGAACAATGCCTGCGTAAAGCAACAGACTACATGGTGCAGGTTTATCGTTCGTCATGGCGCGGGTTCAGAAAATTAACCACTCAGTCATTAGACTTTCCAAGGGATTCTATGTTAGTTGATTCTGGCACACAGAGCTACTACTTGGAAAATACAGTCGTTCCAACTGAAGTAAAAAATGCCTGCGCTGAATTTGCATTGAAGTCTAGTGCTGAAGAACTATACCCTGACCAAGAACGCCGTGTACTGGAAGAAACAGTCGGCCCGATAACCACCAAATACGAACCGTTCAGCGCACAGAAAAAGAGTTATTCCGCTATTGAAGCAATGATTGCTCCCTATCTCAACTTGCAAGGCGTTAATGTAAGGTTGGTGAAATGAACTATGCAAAGATGGCTACATCCACGCTTTCATTGCTTAAGAAGTTTGGGCGAACTGTTACGCACAGGAAAATAACATCCGGCACTTACGACCCTGCAACAAGTACATCTACGCCAACCCAATCTGACACCGTAAAGCGCGGGGCGATATTTGATTACAACTTGCTTAGTCAGGGGATGCAGGACAATGTTAAATCCTTAATACAAGCTGGCGATAGGCGGCTTTTCTTGGATGCGACATTGCCCGTTCCAGTTATAGGCGACTTAATGATAATTGGCGCAGATACATGGACTATCAAAAATCTGAAAGCCATAGACCCATCGGGCGTGGTTGTTTTATATGACCTGATGATATGTAAATAACATGGCTAACTTCGCAGAACAAATTGACAAGATAATGACCAAATATCAGAAGCGCATAGATGATATTGCTCGCGCTACGGTTATCGGCATTGCTGGGGATATGATTGAAAATGCAGCGGTAGGTCAGTGGGATAAATGGTCGGCAATGGCAAAGAGTAAAAGACCATCGCCACCATATCAGGCAGGTGAATTCAAGGGTAGCTTCGATTATAGCTTTGGCAGTGTGGATGCTAGTTATACACCTACAATTGACAAGACAGGACATTCTTCCTTGAGCAAAATAACCGCAGAGGTTAATGCACATCCTGCTGCAGGACGACATTTCATTCATCACAATGCGCCTTATGCTGGCGTGGTGAATACTGGCGTTCATCCTTCAATACCTAAATGGCGGCTGATACATCCGAACAGGGCGCGTATTGTTGATATTGCAATGATGAATTCGCCCATTATCATCAAGAAAATTATTGCAAGGAAGTCACGGTGAGTATCGTTGCGTGCAGGCAGGCATTGGAGGTTGGGTTATTCTCAATCACGCCCGCTTTGACTACCGCATGGGAAAATCAGGACTTTGTTATTCAGGCTGGCACGCCATATCAGAAAGTATCTTTTGTACCAACGACACCCGATAACCCTACTTTTGGGGGAGACCATTATCAAGAGCGCGGGATATTTTATATAGAATTGAATTACCCCAGCAAGAATGGTTCTGTGGTTGCTGCTACACGCGCCGAGTTAATTAGAACAACATTCAAGCGAGGGGCAACCTTCTCAAGTTCGGGCGTAAGCGTCACGATTCAGGAAACGCCAGAAGTAATGCAGGGTTTTGTTGAAGAAGGATTTTGGGTTCTTCCCATTAAAATTAGATTTTTTGCAAACATAAACTGATGAAGCCAGCTACTAGAAAATTACACGAAGCACTTATTCGATTCATTAAGGGAATGATTGCCGCTTGGGAAATTTGGCTCAAGGAACAAACTGAAGAAATTAAATAGTGGTCACTATCGCTGCAAGCCCCTATCCACTCCAATTAGTTACGCGTAACTAATTGCGGTGACAAAAAATGCTAGCCAGCCTTATGTCATGTATATAATAGTGAGTACTTACTTTTATTCAAATGTGTGGTATAGTTACAACCTGTAACATTAGTAATCTCGCAAGATAACCGAGTACGCTGATAGCCTCGCAATAGCCACGCTACCTAATGTCCTCCTCGGATTTTTAACTTCCAAGGAGAAACATCATGGCAATAGCAACGGGCATTTTCAAGCAACTCGTAATCAAAAAACAAGCGGCACTGGGCACTAAAGCAACCGCCGCATCTGCACAGCTTTATCGTCGCGTCACTTCTTCAATCGACCTCAAAAAAGCAATTTATGCTTCTAACGAAATCAGACCATCATCGATGGTATCTGATGAGCGTCACGGTATTCGTTCTGTATCTGGGACAATCAGTGGCGAGCTTTCTGTTGGAACATATAGTGCGTTAATGGCTTCTGCCCTACGCTCCGCTGCATGGACTGCAACAGTTACAACTGGCGCAATTATTACCGTTACTGCCGCTGTAACGGCTGGTGCTGCGGGTACGTTTACACGTTCTGCTGGCTCATATCTCACCGACGGCTTTAAGGTCGGGATGGTGATGCGCTGGACTGGATGGGCTACTACTGGCGTACCGAATAATGCACACAACTTTCTGATAACCGCACTTTCTGCCACCGTAATGACTGTCCTTGCATTGGACGGTGTTGCTATCGGTGCAAAGGCTGCTGGCGATTCGGTAACTGGTGTTAGTGCAGGCAAAACTAACCAGATTCCACAAACAGCACAAGTCAAGGACTATTACACAATCGAACATAATTATGCGGATATTGTTCAATCTGAACAATTCACAGACTGCATAATTGGTGGTATTGATGTAAAGCTACCTTCAACTGGTATCGCAACCATCGACATACCTATTATGGGCTTGAATATGGATGTATCTACCTCAGCCTATTTTACTTCACCAACCGCCGCATCCACAGGCAAGGTGACTGCTGCTGTCAATGGAGCCGTGTTCGTAGCTGGAACCAAGATTGCCACAATTACAAGTATGGACTTTTCAGTTGCTGGTAACTGGACTGCACCAGGCGGGATTGTGGGAAGCAACGTTGACCCTGACTTATTTCCAGGTGTATTTAAAATCACAGGGAATATGTCAGTTCTGTTTGACACAGCGACCATGCGCGATTACTTCTTGGCTGAAACAGAAGTGGCTATCTCAGCCGCGTTTACAGTGGATAACACTGCTACTGCTGACTTCATCGCAGTGACTTTCCCACGCGCAAAAATCAATGGTGCTGATAAAAACGATGGCGAAACTGGCTTAACCATGACTATGCCTTTCTCGGCAATTGAGAACGTGTTAGGCGGTACTGGTACAAGCAGCGTAGCAAGCGCAATTATGATTCAAGATTCTGTAGCTATTTAACAGATACACCCCTCCGGTGACTTGCAACACACTGGAGGGATTTTGCAAGACGAGTACAAACGTAAAGGAAATACATCATGGCTTTCGACTTATCCCGATTTGACACTACTGCTGCCTGCGATAAAGGGGCAGAAATTGAACTAAAAGACCCCGTATCGAATGCTCCAACAGGTATGTTTATTACCCTGCTTGGTTCTGATTCGACCGCTTTCCGCGAATATACTCGCAATAAGACAAATGAACGCTTACGAAAGGAATCCATTGCTGCCAAGCGCGGCAAGGATGCTGAAATTCGCACCGTAGAAGCTATCGAACAAGAAAATTTAGAGTTGCTGGTTTCCTGCACTAAAGGCTGGCGCGGCATATTGGTGAATGGTGCTGAACTGGCATTTAACGTACCCAATGCTTTGCAGGTTTACAGGAACTATCCGAAGATTTACGAACAAGTTAATGATGCAATCGGTGACTTGGGAAATTTTATGAAGTCCTGATAAGTGACATTGTTGCATTTGCCAAGTATCAATTCATGCTTGGCAAAAAGCAGGAAGATGGCGGCACATTACGTGACCATCTGAACATGGCTTATCAGGGTTCTGGAATAAAGCATCAATTGCTTTTGGATGAACCGGAATTATC